ATGTAGTAGCAGTACTAAACCCACCTGATGCAAATGCTACTCCTAAAAATGAATCTACATTATCATCAACTTGTTGATTAAAATTTAAAAACTCAATTTTTTCTAATCCATCATTTACATCACTCCCAGTTTGGGTCATTAATATAGGAACGAAACTTCCCAATCCCGTAATTTTGTGTTCCCCGTCTAATTGGGGATTTAAAAGAGTACCTTGATCAATTCTAACAACAACCTCTTGACCTATATTAAAATTTTGTTTAAAATTTCTTTGAGCATCACTATTATCAGCTACTTTATTTAAATTACCATCTTCATCAACTATGTAAGTAATAAAATAAGCTGAGTTATTTATAACCTCTGGGGTTGAGTCTGCTATTCCTTTAAAAGTAGCTATAAAAGCTGAATTTTGCTCTACAGCAGGTAATCCTAAAGGATTTTTATCTCCTAAATAACTATATATTTGGTTTTCTTCAAATTTTCCCATCAGTTGTTAGTATTAATATCGTTTGAACTTACTCTAGTTCCTTTATACCTACCTCGGATCCAACTATTACTACTATACGAAGAATCTTCTATTTCGGCACGCTCAGCATTTCCTATTTGAATAGAAGTTATATTTGAGGCAATAGCTGCATCATTGTCATACTCAGCCCTATAATATATTTGAGATTGAACATTTTGATGGGCATTACCTATAGTAGGATTAAAATTATTATTTACATAATTTCCATCAGCATCTTTAGGTTCTATTATTATTAAAGCTTCATCGTTTATTAATTGTTCATATCCCGCAGATTCTGTATTAATAATAGAAGGAATCTTAGTAGTCCAATTCCAGTTAGTAGTTAAAGGAGCTTCACCTGGAATTGGGTTCCCCTCTCCATCTAAGTACATAGAAGAAGATAGCAATAAATTTTGGTTTAATTGATCTTCAGCTCCAACAGTAGTAGGATTAGGTGAAAAGCTTTGAGATTCATATATTACCATATATGATTTATTACTCCCAGATGTTCCGACCGTACCTCTAAGAGTTTTAAATACATCTCCTGCTTTATATGGGTTTGAACTAAAGTCAAAATCCCCAGTCCATG